GGAGTACTTGCTCGTAATAGATTACGACTCCGCATTCAGTCGGCGCGATGTTGAAGAATTATTTGCGATGGCGCTCACGTTCCAGTGCGATGCTCTGGCCCCGCTGCAAACAAAGCGGGAGGACGGCAGGCCGATGCTGACCTTGAAGGGCACGCTGGAGAATCCGCCCAAGGAAGGTCACACGACCCTGCCAAGCTCTTGGTTCGCAGAGCCTGTTCAGGAAGTGGACACTGCCCACTTTGGCTGCACGATCCTGAGCACGGCGGCGCTCAAGCGTTGCAAACTGCCGTGGATGCAAGAATTGCCCAACAGCGACGGCACATGGGACGAGAAGCCAAAGAACCCAGGCGATCCCAACTGGCGGCCTAGGCGTGATTCAGACATCGCATTCTGGGCCAACTGGAGGGAAAGCGGCAACCGCGTCTATGTCACGCCCCGCGTGTGTATCGGCCACGGGGAATACGTTTTCACATGGCCCGGCAAGGATCTCGGCAAGCCCGTGTACCAGCACGCAACCGAATACTGCAACAGCATGAAGAAGCCAGACACTGCATGGAGCGTGCCCCAATGACCAAACTACGAATACTGCGGCCTTTCCGTTCCTACCGCACCGGCCAGGTGGTGGAGATCCCCGGCGGTCTGGCAGCGGAGTTGGTCGCCAAGCGGTTCGCTGCAATCGAGCAGCAGCAGGATTTGCTAGAGACTGCGGCCCTTGATCCTGCCACGGAAACGGCCGACGCCACGCCCAAGCGGAGACGCAGGAAATGATGTACCGCAGCCTTGCTAGAGCGACTGCCCCCGTGGTGGAGCCTGTGACGCTTGCCGATGCGAAGGCACATTGCCGGATCGACACCAGCACAGATGATTCCTACGTATCGTCGCTGGTAACGGCAGCGAGAGAGTGGTGCGAGCAGTACCTGGACCGGACGCTGGTTCACACGCAGTGGGTGATGCGGTTCGACAAGTTCCCGCCTGACGGCACCATGGACATCGAACTACCCCGCCCGCCAATGGCAGCGGCTGGCACAACCACAGCGGTAGCCCTGACGTTCACCTATGAGAACGGCACGACTGCCACCTACGGCAGCAGCAGCTACCGGGTGGACCGCAACGCCACGCCGGGCAGCGTGAAGACGCTCTACGGCCAGACGTGGCCGCCGCACCTACAGGACGACAACGCTATCAGCGTGACGTGGTGGGGCGGCTACGGGGCCAGCGGCACAGATGTGCCTGCGGCGATCCGGCACGCCATTCTGATGCTCGTGGCCTACTGGTACGACAACCGCAGCACCGTGCTCGTTGGCAGCATTAGCAAGCAACTGGAATTTGCCGTCGAATCGCTCCTAGACTCGCAGCGGTGGGGTTCCTACCGATGATTGACGCAGGGAAGCTCCGAGAGCGTATCACTGTGCAGATCGCCAGCGGTGCCACCAACACGCTAGGCGAGACGGTGCTGACGTGGGCAGACTCGTCTGCCGTGTGGGCCAGCGTCGAAGGAGTGAGCGCCCGCGAAGCCTTGGCAGCCGGGCAGCAGGAAACCACGATCAGCCACAAGGTGCGGCTGCGTTACCTGCCGGGGCTGACGCAGCAAATGCGGTTCTCTTGGCGATCCCGCACGCTCGACATCGTGAGCCTGCTTGAGCACGGCAACCGCAGCGAACACGAAGCGATTTGCCAGGAGCAGATTCCCTAATGGCAATCTTTGCTGGCGAGCCGCTGATCAAGTTGGCCCTTGGGCGTGGCAAGGAAGCCAAGGCGTGGTTTTCCCTTGCGCCGCTGGATGACGTGATTTCCGAATTGAAGAAGCTCGATAAGGACATCAGCAACCGCTACCAAGCCCGTGCCTTGAAGAAGGCGTCGAAGCCCGGCAAGGATGCCCTGCTGGCACAGGTGCGAAGCATCGGGCAGGTGACGGGCAACCTGCTGGCGAGCGTCACTGATCGCACGAAGAAGTACACCAACAACAAAACGAACACGCCCGTGTCGGTGGTGGTGATCGGCTTCCGTAGGCCGACCGGTGGCGGGAGTCAGCGAATGGCTGAATCGGCCTTCGGCGGTTCTGTCCAGAAGGGGCCGAACCGGGCGTACCACTCCCACCTGGTGGAGTTCGGCACCAAGGGGCGGCGCAGCCCCGGCAAGAGCAAGGTGGTGAAACGCCGCCGCGTGATTCTTGACGGGCGGATCATCACGCAAAAGGACCGCCGGAAAGAGCGCCCAGAAAACAACCCGCGCGAGGTGCTGTCTTCGTGGAACGCTCGACGTGGCAAAGGTTCGTGGCAGGGCAAGTACCCGATCGACTTCATTGCCACGGGATCGGTCGCCCCCATGCCTGCACTTCGTCCGCTGGAGAAGGCTTTCCGGCAGTCGCTGCCTGCGATGAAAAGCATCCTTGACATTGAAATGCGGAAGGCGTTGACGAATGCCCTACGTGCCCAGGAGCGCCGCAACAAGGCGGATGGCAAATGAAATCCCCCGAAGCCGTCATGCGAAACGCCCTAGTAACCACCACTGTGGTTTCGTCCATCGTTTCATCTCGGATCTTCCCGCTGCTTGCGCCGCAGTCGGCGGCCCTGCCGTTCATCACCTACCGACGCAGCGGCATCCGCAGGCAGCAGACTCTTAGCGGCCCGATGGGTGTTCCGCAGGTAAGCGTGGATTTCGACGTGTACGCCGCTACCTACGAAGGTGCCAGGGACTTGGCCGACAAAGTGCGGCAGCGTCTGGATGGGTACGGGGGCACGTTCGACAATGCAGAGGTGAAGCAGGTCTCGCTCGAAAACGAGCAAGACGACTTCGTACAGCTGGCGGGTGCTGAAATGCCGCCGGTCTATAGCGTCAAACTATCGTTCGATTGTTGGTGGCAGGAGACATAAGCAATGGCATCGACGCCCCATGATTCAAGCGGCACAACTTTCTCCTTTGGTGGCACTGGCTACACTGTCACCAACATTACGTATTCGCTGACAGATGTTACTGGCAACGACACTATCGACATCAGCCATCTTGGGCTGACGACCGGCGCTGCAATCTTGTCTCAGGATCGCCCGCTGAAGGGCTCTGCGACTGACACGGGCAGGGAAGTATCAATCGACTACATTGGCGCGATAGCAATCGCTGACGGTGCAACTGGCACGCTTGTGATCTCCGGCGGGCTGTCGCTCTCTGCGGCTGCAACCGTGTCTTCTTCAAGCGTCACGCTTGCCGTGAACGATGTCACTCGTGGCAGTGCTACTTTCCGCGTTGCCCGCTAGTTCACGGGAGGTTTTCCCGTGGCAAGTTACAGCACAGGCATTACGGTCACGTTCAACGGCGCGGCCGCCACGGAAGTTACGGGCCTGTCGTGGACGTGGGGCGGCGGATTGCCCAAGGGCCGCAGCGTTGTCTGGACTGACGATGCTGGCTCTGTCAGCGTTCAGACGATTGGCGTGGTAAGCACCGCCCCCTATGGAACTCGCGGCACGCTGACGATTGCGGGTGGCGGCATGAACTTGACGTGCACTGCATGCTGTACTTCCGTGAGTGCGGCGGCAGAACTCAACGGAGTGACGCGCTACACCGTCGAGTTCCAGATCATCCAATAAGGCAACCAATGTCACTGACAAGAGAACAGATCGACGCAGCCGACGACGCCAAGATCATCAAGGTGCAAGCCTTCGGCGGCGAATGCTGCTTGCGTCTTATGAGCGTGGGCGAACGCGACTCCTACGAGATGAAGCTAGTCGAGGCTGGCGGCAAGGCTATTCCCGACTTTCGCTCTGAGTTGCTGTCCCGCACTCTCTGTGATGAGAAGGGCAACCTGATCTTCCCCGGCGAAAAAGGTGTCGAAGCCTTGAAGGTTCGCAGCAGCGACCAGATGCACAAACTGTGGCAAGCGGCCATGAAGCACAACGCACTGACTGAGGAGGAGATCAAGAGACTAGCGGGGGAATAAACGCCCGTCCGACGTTGCATTTCAAAATGCGTCTGGCGGGCCACCTTCGGATGACGTTGGAACAAATCGACGCAATGGATTCACGGGAGTTCAGTCGATGGATCGCGTACTCCAGGTGGTTCAGCCCGCTCGAAGATTCATGGACGCAGACCGGGATGCTTGCCAGTGCGATGCTGGCCCCGTACTGCCCGAAGGGCAAGACTCCAACCGCTGGCGATTTCATACCGATCGAAGACAAGGCACCGAAGCACTGGACGCAGATTCACTCAGTGCTTGAGCAGATGAAGAAGGACTTGGAAGGCTAGGCATGGCAAGCATCGGGCTAGGATTTACGCTGTCGGCAAATGCTCAAGGCATGTCCTCGGGCATCAACGCCGGTGTCGTTGAACTTCAGAAGCTCGGATATGCCGCCAAGAAAACCCAGCAAGACGTTTCGACGCTGAAGACGATCGAACTTTCGCGGGTGTTCCTGTCGAGCGTTCAGACCGTCGCCGGTGCGTTCAACTCATTCGTGGCTGGCTCTGCCTCTGCTGTGGCATCGGTGGACGATCTCAGCAAGCGGACAGGCGTTTCCACGCAGACGCTTCAGGCGTACCAGTTCGCAGCCGAAAGTTCTGGCGTGAGCGTCGAGACGTTCGGCAAGGGTGTCCAGAAGCTCGGCATCAACCTGGGCGAAGCCCAGACCGGCAACAAGGGTGCCATCAAGTCGTTCGCGGATCTCGGGCTGTCGGTGCAGGAACTTTCGCGGCTGTCGCCAGAGGCTGCCTTCGAGGCTGTCGCGGCGGCGATCTCCCAGCTGCCCGGCCCGGCCCAGCAGGCGGCGGCGGCCGTCAGCCTGTTCGGCAAGAGCGGTGCCGAACTGGTGCCGGTGTTTGCTGAAGGTGCTGGCTATCTCGCGGAGATGCGTGCCGAAGCGGAGCGGCTGGGCCTGGTGCTGAGCAAGGACCAGGTGCAAGGGCTGGCAACGCTGGATGACTCAATAGGGAAAGTCTCTGCCACGTTCAAGGCTTTCCAAGCTCGCGTGACGGCCGAACTGGCACCGTCGCTGATTGCTGCCGCTGAAAGCGCCGCCACGTTCATTGCAGCACTCGACGTTCAGGAGGTAGCGAAGTCTGCGGAAGCGGCGATTGGTGGAGTCGTTGAGGTTACTAAGGCTGCCGCAGATGCGTTTCTGATTATCTTTCAGGCGACGGCACCGCTGGCGTCAACGATCTTCCCAATCATCGCTGACACGCTCGGGTTCATTGCAAAGAACCTGCAAGGTGCCGCCCTTGGAGGATTGGCAGCGGCCGGTTCCTTTGCTGCATACAGCCTGTCGTGCGTGTCGGCATCAGCCGCAACGGCATTTTTCACGGCAGCCATCACCACGCTGCTTTCTCGCAGTGGCATCGGTCTTCTTGTTGTTGTGCTCGGGGCGGCGGCTGGTGCGTTTGCCAACTACGCACTGGCTGGCGATTCCGGTGCCAGTGAAGTTTCTGCTGCCGTACAGAAGAACCAAGAGGACTTCAAGAAGGTTGAAGAGGCGATCAACAAGGGTACGGCAGCTGCAAAAAACTTCGCCGCCGAAGCACAGGTGGCGTTCAAGCTTCCGGCCCAGATCACGGACCAGACGCTGCTGCAAGGCACTGTTGAATCGGCTGCGTCTGCCTTCAAAAAGTTCGCCCAAGATGCTGGCAACCTTGGCTCTGTCCCGAAGGAACTCACCGACGCATTTGATGCCTTGCAGGTGGACATCGACAACGCCAACAGCGGCGCAGTCCAAGCGGCGGCAGGGCAGCAGCTAATCGCACAATCCGCCAACGAAGTGCTGGCTGTCATTGGGAAGATCACAGACGCACGTAAGGCTGAAGAAGACGCCACCAAGCGGGTAGCCGACGCATCAGCCAAGGCCACAGAAGAGGCCCGCAAGCGTGTTCAGGAACTTGTGCAGTCTGGGCTGCCAGAGTCGGAGAAATCCCGCCTGACGCTTTCGCAGGATCTGCTGGCGATCAATCAGACGATTGCCGACTCAGAGAAGGCGCTGGCCGACGCCCGCAAGGCTGGCGATGCCGTTGCGATTCAGCAGGCCCAGGAGCGGCTACGGCTCACGCAAGAGACGGCGGCAGCTGCTGCCGCTGCTGCAAAGCAGCAGGACCGTGAACGCAACCTATCGGCCAGAGGCATCGGGCAACAACTGCTGAAGCCAGCGCAGACGCTGAAGGATCAGTTGGCGGGCGTGCGTGATGCGTTTAAGGCTGGCGAGATTTCCAAGACAGAGGCGGCCAACGCATTCGACAACCTGACAAAGCGTGGCCTGGACATTCGCAAAGAGATCGCCGCTGATTTGGCAAGGCCGTCACAGAACGCCTTGCAGGTGTCGGACATCCGTACGCAGGAAGGTGCATCGCAGTTTCTGGCGCTGGCGACCGGCCGCCAAGACCCCGCCTTGGAGCAGATGCGTTCTCAACTCACTGAACTCCGCGACATCAAGCAGGCAATCAAGGCTGTGTTCCCGCTCGAAGTGGTGAAGGTGTAGCAATGGCTGTTCTCTCCTACCGCGAAGTTCTGCCGCGCACGCTGTCGCACAAGTTTGGCGAAGCGCCGACTGCCGAACTGAAGTACGTCTGCACGCTGGACGGTGCTACGAATACGCAGGACATCATCAACACGGTTGGCATCTTCCACGGTGCTGCACACCCAGAGTTTTCCTACCTGCTCTGCCTGAACGTGGCCGTGAGCGAAACCGATTCGTTTCACGCGGAAGTCACGTACAGCTACGAGTCGCCGCAGGAAGGAATCCAAGAATTTCAAACGAGCCCGCTGGCCCGTGCCGACATCTGGTCGTTCTCTACGAGTGGCGTGGCCGTGCCAACGTTCCGCTACTACAACGGCACAGGGAACACGGACATCAAGCCGCTCACCAACTCGGCTGGCGACATCATTCCGGGTGCACAGTCGATTGAAGGCGAACTGAAACTGTCGATCGCCGGGAACCGCGCCACGTTCCCCATCGCCAACGCCGTGGCCGTGACGGGGGCGCTGAACTCCGATTCATTCCTTGGTGCTGCGGCGTATCAGTGGATGTGCCACGGCATCAGCGGCCAGCCAGCCGTCGAGGTAGTCAACGGCCAGGAGGTGAACTTCTGGCAAGTCACTGCGGAACTGTCGTTTAAGGCCAGCGGATACCAACTCTATCTGCCGAACGTTGGTTGGAACTACGTCAGCAGCGGTTCCAAGAAACGCTGTTATGTGTTTGAGGAAGGCGGCACAGACAAGATTGCTTCAGCCTCTGTGATGGCGCTTAACGACGATGGCAGCATTCGGTTCAATAACGACTTCACCGGCAGTGGTGCGCCAACGCTCCTTGCGCGCCGCTTTAATCCTGCCGTCGCTTTCGCTACCTACTTCGGCACGCCACCTTTCTAGGAGTTTTTCGTATGGCAGACATCAACTACACGATCACGGGCCAAGTGCAAAAGGGTGCGTTGTCGCAGTCGTTTGCGGCATCGGGCATCACTGCGGACATTGCCACCGCTGGCGTTCTCAGCGTAACGCTCAACCTTGGAACGGCGGTTAC